AATAAAGGAACTATAATGCCAGCGTATGAATATAGGTGTGAGCCGTGCAACAAAGACTATACAAGGGTTCGTGGTATTAAAGAGGAAGATCCAGGCTACCAGTGCGAGATTTGCAATCTGGATCTAATTCGTGTATACTCTAATGTAGGAGTTGTTTTTAACGGCTCTGGTTACTATTCCACCGACAACAGAAAGAAGTAGTATAATGTTTACAATGCTAAAAGATGATACAAAACAAGAATGGATCCTCTCACCGCTTGATCGATGTGATCGTTGCAATGCAGAGGCACTAGTTAAGGTTACTGGCATAAGTGGGGACCTATTGTTTTGTGGTCATCACTATAATAAAATTATGGCTATTCCAGACGGATATAACAGCATGATGTCTTTTATGATCTCTATCGTTGATGAAAGAGAAAAGTTGGTTGAGAACAGAACAAAGGGAGACGATTAATATGTATGAGTATTATGTTCGTAAAGTAGAGAATGTCGTAGATGGAGATACCATCGATGTTCTTATTGATTTAGGGTTTGATATTCTGTTTCAGTCCCGTGTGAGATTGGCTGGTATTGATACCCCTGAGTCCCGCACAAAGGACCTTTTTGAGAAGGCTCTAGGTCTAGAGGCCAAGGAGTATCTAAAGAAGTCTTTAAAGGATGCAAAGTCTGTTGTTATCAAGACTGAGAAGATGGACTCATCTGAAAAGTATGGTCGCATTTTGGGCTGGGTATATGTCAACGGGGATACAGAGTCTCTTAATGATAAGATGATTAATGATGGATATGCCTGGGGATATATGGGTGATACCAAGGTAAAAGACTTTGACGCACTTGCAAAGGCTAGAAAGAAGTCTGGCAAGTGAAGCACGTATTGTATTTTACTGCTGAGTGGTGTAAGCCATGCGAAAAGGTAAAGCCAGTAGTAGAACAACTTAACCATGATCAAATTACTGCTAGATTCTTTATGATTGATGCTGACTCTGAAACTGAAATGGTTGAAGATTTTGGCGTAAGGTCAATCCCGACATTTATTTTAATTGAAGATAATAAAGAAGTTGGAAGAATCCATGGCGCTAAAACACGAGAAGAACTAATTACTTTTATAGAGGGATAAAATGAATATCAAAAATCAAGCCCTAGTAGAGCATCTGCTTAACCAGGGTGCAATTGAGATTGCTGGAATTGATAATGCTGGTTTGTTAACATACAAGATAACACATAAGTTATCTCAGGTTCATCCATCACTATACAACGAGTTGTCAGATCAATTTGAGCATCATATGTTTAAGATGATTGAGCAAGGTCCAGAAAGCATGACTTGGAGATTGCGATAATGAATGAAGACGATGCAATAATTGAGAACTTAATTCTCAAAGGCGCCTTAGAGGTAGCAGGAATTGACATTGATACTGGAGAAATGTTATATAATTTTACAGAAAATCTTCAAAATATTAGTCCTCATTTACATAATGAATTTTCTAAATATTTCTCTTCAGAGACTATGGCTTTGTGGGAATATGGATTCTTGGACATGGACGTAACTGACACCAACCCCATTGTAAGTTTAAATAAAAAAGCATTTGACAAAGAGGCAATATCTAAACTAGAAAAGGGACATCAGTATACGCTCAAAGAAATCATTAGGGTATTGATGGATAAATAATGGAATATTTTCTTGGATCTATAACTACTTTAATTATATTCTTTTTTGCAACAGTGATTATTGACTCACACATGCCTAAAAAAAACAATAATAGGATAGTCTATAGACAAAGCCATATCCATGAAATTATTAAACCAATACTTCCTTTGGCAAATGTTCAACCAACAAAAAAAATTAAAAGGCAGTCAAAAAATCATAATGATAAGACTAATTTTAAAGTTTTAATTGTAAATAATGTTGCCTATTGGATTAAAGATAATGCTTTTTATATGGCACCTATGGATGGAGGCCACATAGATAAAGAGTTGGCTACAGTAGTTGACACAATGGGTATGGATAAGGTAGAATTAGATAAGATGCTGTTTATTATGGATGAATTAAGAAAGGATAAAGAAGAATGATCGTTGGACTTCAAGGAACACAGTCTTTTGCAGACTATAAGGTATTCCTTCGTGCTATGGGCGTTGCCATGTCTGGAATAAAAGAAGAAGATCCTTTCTTCCATATTTATTCTGCTGGTCCAGGTAATATTAATGATATGGCTTCAGAGTTTACAAACTTATCAGAGCGTGGAATGAAGGCTCGTGGTAAAAAAATTAAGTTATATAAGGTTGCACCAAGTTGGATTGAAGAAAATATTGAGGATGTAGATTATTTTGCATTCTTGTCAAATCCAAAAGAGCCAGTCTCAAAACTTGCTGCAACAGCCCAACTCAAAAATATTGATGTTGGTTTATTTAGATACTAGGGAGAGAAAATGCTAGTAAAATCACTAAGCGAAATGGAAGCAATTGTTTCCAAGTCACCAATCCTATCGTGGGATGGATGGTCAGTTGTTGAGTTGCAGCGTTCAGAAAAGGGTAGAACCTCAAGCGCTGGAGCATATGTAAATAACAAATGGCACCTAAAAAAGGTATTCAATCCGTCACGAATGGGATGGGAGATTCCAAATAAGTATGTGATGTAGATGAAAAAGAATGAATGGAAAGACGAAGCAGTCTGCCTAGATTATGATACAAACTTATTCTTTGAAAAGTATGAAGATGATGAAACTCTTCGTCCCGCTATAGATAAGTTATGCTCTATGTGTCCAGTAAGAAAGCAATGTTTTGCAGTTGGAGTTTCTCAAAAAGAGTGGGGCGTATGGGGTGGAGTATATCTTGAGAATGGATCTATCTCTAGAGAATTTGCAAGGCACAAAACTAAGTCTGACTGGGCCAATACCTGGCAGACATTAACGCTTGGAGAATGATATGTGGTCGTGGATATTAGCAGTAATAGGAGTCACGGGCATTTTCTTTGTTGGTCGTAAGACCATTTGGGGATGGTTTGTTCTCTTGTTTAACGAATGCTTGTGGATTGCATATGCACTCATAACAGATCAGTATGGTTTTATATTTTCTGCATTGGCATATGCAGCGGTGTATATTAAATCATATCTACATTGGAAAAGAGAAGAGTAATGTATACAGATCAGATGAAGATGGCCTTTCACTCAATACCAGCGCCTCCAAACTTCAAGGTTACTCTCGTTGATAATGAACACTTCATAACAATTCGTGCAGCAGAAAAAGACTTCATGCGCTTATCGGTTGAAGACAAGTATAGGGCAGTAGAGTATATGGTAAGGGTAAAAACTGCCCTAGAAGATAATGGCGCTATTGTTATGCTTGTTAGAGAAGGTGGAAAAGATGTTTAACTATATTATATTTCTTATAGTTTCTTTAGTATTTTTCAAATTAATTATAGAGAATGCTAAGTTAAAGATTCAGCAAAAAGAATTATTTGCAAAAAGTCTGCAACTTGTTGCAGATAAGGAGTTATTGCTTCAAAGAATTGAAACAAGGCAGGACTCAGAAGACATTGAAAAAACTGAGGGGTTTGTAAAATTTTTAAATCAGTCAAGAGACTGGGCCTTTGGATATATTAGTGAGGTTCAAGATGGAATTCATAAGTTCAAAACTGATGCTGGCCCCGCTATAGAATATTTTGATAGGTATGGAGATGCAATTTGGACGCCACTAACTGACGGTATGAAGAAAATATCTGATGCCTATAAGGATCTAAGTAAACTAATACCAGAGGACTATGAAAGAGCCCTAGATGACTATGGTAAAATAGATAAGTGATTCAATTTAAGTCATACGAATATCTAGCAAACGAGGCGTTGTATTATTGCCACGTATTGGAATGCACAGAAGAAGCCACTAAACTTTATGGTGGTCAGTCTAGCATTAGAGATGTCTGTGACCCACATTATTACGAACTAATGTCAAAGGATTACTAATGAACTATAGGGAATTATCGCCAAAAGTATTTTTATATGAAAACATTATGACACTAGAAGAGTCAAGCAGCCTTATTAAAGATTTTGAAAATGTTGCGGAATGGAAAGACTCTTATGTTGGGGATGATCAGAAGGTAGAATCAATAAGGTCAAGCATTCAAGCGAAAGTAGAGCACAAGAAGTCTAGGCTTTCAAATAAGATAGTAACTCAGTTGCTAGAAAAAACAAATCACTATAAGGTTTTAAATAAAATAGACCTGCTATATCAATTAGAGGGAGTATCACTAATTAAATATGAGCGGGGAAATTATTTTAAGGAGCATGCAGATATTGCAGAAGGAGGAATTCCAAGAGCAGTATCGTGTGTAATATACTTAAACCCGTCTGAGTATGATGGTGGTGAATTAGAGTTTACAAGGCTTGGATTATCAGTGAAAACAGAAAGCCCTTCTATGATTTTGTTTCCTTCAGGAGAAGAATACAGCCACATTGCTCATCCAGTTAAGAGTGGAACAAAATATTCTGTAGTCACATGGTTTGCAGATGAAAGGTAGTATCTAGAATGAAAGTAGATCTTAATTTTTTAAAGGCCTACAACAATTTTATAGCCTACAGAGAAAGCGATCACTCTAAAGTTATAAGTGAAGATAAATCATACAAGGTATACTCCAAGATAGTTAAGCATGAAGAAGAAGCCACAGACTTCACATATAGAATAAATAATAGTTTATTTAGGTCTTTAGATTTTAATACTATACCAGAAAAATTTATACTAACCGCTGGATGTTCTGTTACATTTGGTCAAGGTTTGCCAGAAGAGTATAGGTGGGGATCTCTAGTATCTCAAAAAATTGGTTTGCCCGTATATGATATATCTGCAATGGGTCTAGATGCTACTGGAATTTTAAAAAATATAACATCTTTTATTAGTCAATACAATAAGCCAGAATATATTTTAATATTTTTTCCAATGGTAAATAGATTTAAAGGTGTCTTATCTACTAAATTTATTAAAGATTCAGAGATAGTTTTTTCTCAACCACTTGGCGGTAAGACAAAAGAAGAGTTAGTTAAATGGATAAACTTAAAAGAAAATTTAGTAGGTTTTTTTGATTTTGTTTCTGGAATAAGAATGTTAGAGACTTATTGCTCAGAAGCAAATATAAAACTTTTATGGTCAAATTGGGATGACAGTTCTTGCGATTTGCTTGACGATTTTGAATTTAATAACTATATAGGTAAAGTTAAATCAGATAATATTTTTGATATTAAAAAATCTGACAACGATCTAACTAAAAAATATTGGGATTGGGCCTTAGATGAAAGACATCCAGGAATACTATACCAAACTCATGCAGCAACTAAATTTTATAGTAGTATGTGATATACTAATATAAATATTCCTTAAGGAGGAAAATATGACGCACCACAATGAAAAGCAATCACAAATCAAGGCACTACTAGCATCATACGGACGATCAGTTCTAGGTGCAGGCCTTGCACTATATATGTCTGGGGTAACAGACCCAAAGACATTGGCATACTCTCTAGTAGCAGCACTTGCACCAGTTGCACTCAGAGCAGTCAATCCTAACGATTCTGCATTTGGCAAGATGCCAGCACTTTCAGAGGTTGAAAATGCAGTTCGAATTGTTGAAGTTAAGAAGGCTCCAGCAAAGAAGGCAGCAGTGAAGAAGACTGTTGCTAAGAAGACAGCAGCAAAGAAGTAGTTTAGTTGGGGGATGGGAAACTGTCCCCCACTAACATAGCCATGCTATATAACGATCATTTTTTAAATAATTTTGAAGTAGACAGGATTCAAAAGATAACTTATTTGGATCCATCTTTTAATTTCCCATGGGTTTTAAATAATAATATACTTCTGCATAAATCCTTTGAAGAAGAAAATAAAATATCTAAGTTTTCAGAAGAAGTTATTAACATTTTAAATAAATATAAAGAGCACACACTTGCCTCTATAACCAAAGTAATAAACTCAACATCCTACCTATTCCTGATGCCTGGACAAGACATTGAGTTTAAATATGAAACACAGTCCCTTGTTTACTTTGCAAATGATAGTAAAACAAAATTAGTAACCATTGTAGACGGAGTCGAATCCGAAACCATGTCATCTGTTGTTGGTAGGGCAGTTTTAATTCCAAAAAATACTGAGTTCAACATTATATCTCAAGACTTTGCCGTCATTACTGTTATACAGTTTGATGGAGACGATCAAAAGTTTAAGATATCTGAAAGAGAACTAATCCCTAACTAGGTTGGCCCTGATTTCTTTAATCAGTTCTTTGTGCTTGTTTGCCAATAAAAATTTGTTATAACTTTCAGATAGAGGTAGGTTTGGAAACTTTTCCTTAAGCAACACACACTCTTGCATAATAATTCTTATCTTATCAGTTTCAACAAATTCCCTCAATACAACTTTCTTATCACTAATAAACTTAACATATGCAAGCGGATCACCCTTAGATATTGATAGAGAACTTGAGTTATCCCACAAAGAAAATGTTGGCACAATTGGCCTAAACCACTTTGATATATTAAACTCACCACTGAGCAGTGTCCCGTATTTTGAGGCGGTAGTGTTATGATAGTAAGGAGGAGTAAGGTGAATAGAGACATCATCCTCACTAAAGAATAGCCATCTGCAATCGTAATCAACTGCAGGACCACTATCAAATACTGGGAGCCTTGCCCTAAAATATTTTGAGTCTGGACTACTAAGCATTCTTCCATCTATAAAACTAATGTTTAGATCTCTTGTGTTTGGAAGTATAAAAGTATTATTAAGCAACTCTTGTGCAGATTTACATTTATAATAGGATGATGATGGATCAGTCTCTTTATTCCTATCTTTAACTACCGTCTGGAATAAGGGTAGAATGGCCTCAGAGGGGCCTACACGTGGCGTATCGCTATCTATACACCAATATACCTCACATACATCCATAAAGCCTCCTATGACCTTTGGCACCCCTGGCAGGAATCGAACCTGCGACGCTTGGCTTAGAAGTCCAACGTTCTGTCCACTGAACTACAGAGGTATATAATAAGTATACACTTAAGAATCACGAATGTCAAACTATGATATAATTATAAGATGCCAGAAAATCCAATAATGCCAACAAGCACCTACCAAGGATGCGAATGTGAGACCTGCAAGGAACTAAATGTTGACTGTGTAGACTGTCCAGAGTGCGGAAGCCAGGACTCAGAGGTTGCAATGGCAATGTATGACTCTTCAATTGGAAAGGCTGATCCTTGTTGGGATGGCTACACACAAAGAGGAATGAAGCCAGGTGCAGATGGAACTCCAGTTCCTAACTGTATCCCTGTAGCAAAGTCTTTATTCACTGCAATAAAGGAAGATGCAAAAGATTATTCAAAAGAAACACGAATTACTAGTTTGTTTAGGGAGTAAACATGCCAAAGAAAAAAGCAACAGCATTTAATCCAGTTCAAATCAAAGATGGATGGATTGTTAGACTATACAAAGATGGTCGAGTTAAATCTAAGATTGCACCCTACGAACCAAAACATCCTAAAAAGTAGAGCAGGTAGGACTTGAACCTACGATAACCGAATTATGAGTTCGGGGCCTTGACCAACTTGGCTACTGCTCCTTAGTTAATTTAATAATTTTATCTCTTGATGCATCACTAGTCTTACTTAGTTCACCCTTAGCATACATGTCTCTAACTTGATCTGAAGTTACAGTCCAATACTCCACAATAGGAAACGTAGTAATATCAGCAAGGAAATACCCGTCAACCAGATCCAACTTATCAATGAAACCCTTTTCATCAAATGTTCTCCCACTACCTTTCATGTTGCTTGGACAAAAATAAACTCCTTGTTTAGTTACTGATCTTACCTCCCAAACCCTACCAGTATGATCTTTAAAATCATACGGAGCACCTTCTGATTCAGGTAAAGTTCCAAAGGCAACCTCATTGCAAAGTCTTCTTTCAATTAAAAAAGAAATTCTTCTGCCGTCAGTAAAATATTTTACGGTATCGGACTCGCTAAGTCCCATAGCAGAAGCAAGCAACTCAACATCCCAAATCAATACACCCTTATGCATTATTTAGCCAATAAACCAATTAGTAAACCAATAAGAAAAGACCCAATACCAATTACCCAGTGATAAGACTGCTTAAGATAGTCTCTAATAATTTTAATTTGAATATCTTCTGGCACATCTATTTCATGTTTTGCATCAACGTCAATGGTATAAATACGCATTAGTTTCCTCTCGCAATTTTCTCAGCAAAATCTCTAACGTAAACAAACATTTTTGTAGGGCTTTCCATCTGATCTAGATTTGAAGGTAAAGCCATAAGAGAAATTTCATCACCAATAGATTTTCGAACCATTGCAACTACTTTATGTGTTCCGTTACAGTTCTTCTCTGCATCAGTTGTAAAGCCACATCCACAACTACCCATTATCTTCTTCCTTTTCCCATGTAAGTTTTCCATCTTTATATACTGGCCAATACCCTAGGGCTCTCCAGTCCATCTTCATAATCTTAGGTTCTTTCATTCCATATCCTTTTCCCAAAGAATTAAGCATTTAATACATTGTATACCATCTTCACGCATATACCAAGTATGACTACAATCTTTTTGCACACCACACCCTGTAATCGCTCATTGTCTGGTGGTTATCCCAGTATTCAATATCTTCTTTATCCATACCGCATTTATCACAATTCATTAATACCCACCCATACACTCATTACGTGTGTGAAATAATCTTATTTTAACCATTGTCTTTTTGTTTGGTGCATACAACTCTTCACCACAACAGGCAGTTTTTAAATACCACTCTTTTGCAAAGAAGTCATACTTGTAGGCACTATTTTGCTTAGAATATTTTTCTATACAAAACTCAGTAAATGGATCAGGTATTTCAAGACTGGATAACATCAGCAACATCCTGGGCTGGGATACATTCCATGCAAAAGGCGACACCACGATCAGCAACTCTACCATTAGCAGGGTTTACAAAGAATGTGCTAGAGTCGTCAATGTGTCTGCGACACACGTAACACTTTCTCATTAATGCTCCCTTTTGATATGACGATTAAGTGTATCCATTGCAAAAATTCCCCAACGAACCTCTATACCACGCTTACATTTTGGACAAATTACTTCTCGTGACATTAGAATTCAACTCCAAACCAAATAAAACCTAAGTCAAGACTAAGGCTATACTTATCAATACGAAAACCAATACCAAAGCCACGCCATGAATGCCCAAATGATACCCAGCGCTTACCAACTGCAAACTCTTTACTCACCCTGATCAACTCCATATGTCATCTGAATGTAACAAACCGTCCACCCCATAATAAATGCGGGAATTAAAAATAATGCATGAATCATATTTATTCTCCTAACTCGTTATATACTAAGTATACTCTTGGTTGGATAGAAAGTCAAGGTGAGCAGTTTAAAGACGACTGCTCAGGTCTATCAGCCACGGGTTTCAGCCTGCTGACTCTCTTTTCATCGAGCATCCGTTTCAGTTAATCCCTAGGGACTGCCAATCTACGGAACGTTATTATTATACTACAGAATTGAGATAGTCTTTGGCTTCTTTTCTTCTGGAACATTTCTAATAATGTCAATATGCAACATACCATCAACCATTTCTGCGGATGAGACTTCCATATATTCTCCAAGAGCAAATGATCGTGTGAACTTACGACCAGCAATTCCCTTGTGAACTACCTCTGCATCTGTTACTTCAATAATCTCACCCTTAATTATAAGGGTTCCATTTTCTACAGTTACATCAATATTTTCTTTTGAAAATCCAGCAACTGCTAAAGATAACCTATATGTATCTTCATCTAGTTTAAGAAGATCGTAAGGTGGATATGAGTTTGAATTTGTTTTATGTGCAGTATTTAGGCGATTTAACTCTCTGTTAAAGCCAATAAAAAAAGGATCATTAAATAGATCCATTGGATGTGTTATTACCATGTTATTCCCCTTTCAAGCGAATAAGTTAATTTACCCCCCATTTGGGCAGGTATTAATATTATAGCATAGTATATGATATACTTAATATGTCTATATAGTAGGGGAACATGAATCCGCAAACAGAGAAAGATCATAATGATATAATCTCAACTCTTAGAGTTAGACTATCTAGGTTTGGTCAAAAAATGGAATATTTTTATTCTGCGCTGTTAAATAACTACTTTATTACAACATTCCCAGGACTTGAAGGCTATGCCAATTTAAAAAGGCAAAGCAACCAGTTAGTTAGCCTAGATAAAGATTACGTAGAATATATTAGCCATGGAGACATTGACATTGATGATGGATTATTTTTATATAAGGTCAATGGTTTTGGTTTTAGATCTAATAAGTTTGAAGTCCTGTCTGATAATAATTTAAACATACTGACTGCTGGCTGTTCTGTTAGTTTTGGTATGGGTTTGCCAAACGAAATGATATGGCCTGAAATGCTTAAGAAAAATATTCAAACTAAAACAGATAAAAATGTAAGATTAGATAATATATCATTTTCTGGCATAGATACTGTTCAAGAAATACATAACATATTTGTTTATATAGAGAATTTTGGTAAGCCAAATGAAATATATGCACTACTTCCTCCAATATATAGATATCCTAGTCTAGGTCATGTCTCTGGAAGAATGTCAACCAAACAAAAAATAAGTAAGATGAATTCCTCAGAAGACATAGAACTTTATCTTGTTGGTGAGTGGGATGCAGTAGGATCAGAGTTTATGCATAACATTATTTCTATAAGAAAACTAGAACAATACTGTAAAGATCTTGGAATTAAATTATCTTGGGCTTCCTGGGATAAGGCCACAAATGAATATTATTCAATATTTAATTTTAACAACAGGACTGAGATTGATTTTAATGAGGAAGGCCTGGTGGATAAATGTTTAACAGAAACCCACAAAAAATACTGGGAAAGAGCAAGAGATGGTGCACATCCAGGATACAAGCATCACCTTATATATTTAAGGACCTTCCTTGATAAGATATAAGTTATTGTTTAAACTAAGGCACGTCCTTGCTATCATTAAAAGTCCTATTAAATACAGAAAACAATACAAGAAAAGAAAATACCTTTACTAAGTAGCCCCACAGGGACTTGAACCCTGTTCACCAAGATGAAAGCCTGGTATCCTAACCCATGGACGATGGGGCCATGGCTTTGGGTGCGGGAATCGGACCAGCATTACCCGCTTCGGAGGCGGGAGTCCGACCATTAGACGAACCCAAAGTGGAGCGGATGATCAGAATCGAACTGACCCCTTCTGCTTGGAAGGCAGAGGCACTACCAATATGCAACATCCGCAAAAAATTAAATTGTTATTATAGTGTAGCATGTTTTTCAGTTCGGCGCAAAATAGAGTAGAGTTTACCACTCTATGCTGCAAAGCAGCACTATTGGTTAGTTTTTACGTATTGCCCCCATAAAGGAAGGCTATATCTATATCCTGACTCTATAGTCTTTACACCATGTAAGTATGACTGATTTCCAGGGAAGATAACTAAATCCCCCATGCCAGGCTTAATGGCTACATCATACTGAGGAAAAAAGATTTCTCCTCCTTCATATCCATCGCTAAAGTATAATACGCCAGATACCTGCAATGCGGATATAACTGCATCATCTCCATGTGTAGTCATATCATTACCAACTGACCACTTAACTATCCAATGATCATCTAGGCTGTGTTCTAGGTCAACCCTATACTCATTCTTCATGGTTTGCAAGGCTTTATCAATATAACCCTTAACCATTACTTTAATGTTATCTGGTAAATCATCTACCTGTATTTGTCTACGGTTGTCTGGATCAATATCTAGACTATCTGGAATCAAAATATCTACAGCCTCAACTATAAGTTGAGAGTCTGATGGGGATACAAATGATTTGAAGGTTTTTATATTTTCAGGGGATTTGCCAATACGATTAGTGGCTTCGTAATAAGCACCTGTCCTAGGGGTGTTCCTGCTGGTATCCACTATTCTCCAATAGATGGCATTACTTGATCACAAGGACAGACAATAGACTCTGGCAATTCGTGAACTTCTGTTTCAATCGTAATGATTGTTTTGCACTCTGTGCACTTATAAATAGTTTTCATAGTCTAATCATACCACATCATGCTTCTTGCAATCAGGGTAGTTTCCTTTAGAACCTCTCATCTTAGGTCCACAAATCTCACATTTTAGCCTGAGAACATAATCTAATTTATCTAACTTATTGGCTAGTTCAAACATAGCCTGGACTTTTTCTTCTTTCATGATGGCTGAATGGCTGTGAAATGTTTCTTGCATACGCTTATACTAACGCCATCTTCCTTGCGTGGCTGGTTATATAAGGCTTCGTTCTCACAGTATTCACACTTCATATATCCATTATAGCACGATCAAAATTGCGGGGGATATGAAAGTATACCAATTATCCCTAGTTAGACAAACACTTGGGACATTTCTTTGTTGGTTCTTTAGTGTCATATGAGACTTCAAACCAGTGTCCGCAATCAAAGCATAATACTTTAGGCATGGTTTAAGTATAGCAGGTTATCCACAGGTTAGTCTTTGAATGACTCATATATAGCCATTATCATCGCTACTGCTGATATGCCCAACATAGCGTATATCCAGTAAATAAACCATATAAAGTGATCCATGGTTTGATGATATCATGGTTTTATAGAGAGTTATCCACAGGTTTATCCACAGATAGATCTTACTGATTATATTGTTTAACATTCTAGAAGTGGAGTAAAGTGGAGGATAGTGGGTAATGGAGCGCTTTTATAGAGGGCTTCGTAATCTTTGTGACGGCCAAACCCCAAACCTTAATTTTCTACAAACCTTTATATCCCGCTTATACCACAAATGGGGAAAATTGTCAAACCTTCGTAATCTTTATTTGGGCATTATATACCCTGAAGCAGGGTTTGTCAAGCCCAAAACCCTATAAAAAATCTCCCAATTTCAGGAGAAAATGTCGACAATCGTAATATAAATTTATAAAAGGTTTTATAAAATAAAATAAATCAGGAAAAAAGGTTTGAAGGTTTTATATACTATGGTTTGGCTATGTAATGTATATCTTGTGTAGTGTATCTAGCATACATCTTATCAAAGTCGCTTAGTCTGTCCCCTTCGATCCCCCTGGAAAAAAGGCGGGAGTTATAGAAGGCATGCAAACCACTATACTTATACAAACCTCTATTGATCATATCTGTAAATCTTCCCATAGCAAGTCCTAACTGGTTTTGTCCACTATGATACGAAGAAGGGCTATTAACATTTGACCCATTAAACCTTGAATAATTATGTGGACTCATATAAAACCATTATACCAGGATATAAGGTTTGACAAACCAAGGTTTGTATGATATAAGGTTTGGGGAAAAGAGGTTTGACATCGTAATCTATTTGTGGTAGAATGGGGAAAATTTTTGATCCTTCGTAATGTTTATATCAAAAAACCTAATGGGTGGTTTGTCCTATTTGATATGATTTCCTCGGGGAAAATCCCAGCCTTATGAAAGGTCTGGGTCTTCCTCAGCATTCTTCTTCTTGTTATAAGCATACTCTAAAACGCTGCTCAAGTCAACTGACTCTAATGAATCAACTTCTTCTTCAGTGATCTTTAATAGTCCTATCAGCATATCGAATGTTTCAAGGATATATGTGTCGCCCAGGTCTGTTGTTTCTTTTACCAAACCTTCTGCAACAAAATACCCTAGTGGCATTCCAATGTCGTTATACTCTACAAACTCCTTGAAGTCTTCGTCTTCTCTAAACTCGATCCACAGTTGTCCTAGGACCCCTGTCTTATCTGCGAATGTGGCCATTGTTCCCTTTCATCTCTAACATAAGTTTATCATACTCTTCCATTGCTGAGAGGCTCATTACTTCAAACCTATGATAATTTATTAGTGGTAGATTTCTTACAATATAAAATCCCACTCTTTCTAAATCTACCGCAAAATCTTGGGTAAGTAGTTTTCCAAACTGCTCTGCTACTCTTGTTTCTTTTGTTGCGGTTGCCGTTCGTCTAATCGAATAAGCCATAGGTATCTCCTCTGTTCCATTGTATCAAAAAAGTAGGAGAGGCGCAAGTGGCTAGACCTACGCCCCTCCTTGTGTTACTAGGGGACCCATTCCCTAGATTTGCTCAACCAAAACCTTGGTATGATATTTAATAAAATCTTCCCACGAGTGTTCACCTGATTCGTCTTCTACAGTCATTGCTTGCATATCAACAATAACAGGGTAGTCAAGGAATGCTAGGTCCTCACTGTTAGAAAGAAATATTCCGTGGCCTGTCTCTTCATCACGTGACTCTTTAGTTAGTTGGTCAATGACAATTCGAAGACTGTAGGAATCATCCTGCCACCTTGGGCGTGCAGCCTGTAGCGCTGCAGACAGGTCCTGACGCCACGTCGTCTCTCCCCAGTGTGAATATAGGGTGATATACGGTTGGTCCATATTGGCCTTAAATACGTAGTTGATTCTTGCTCCCATTACTCTTCATCCAATCTCTCTAGTGCTACAATTGATAAATCATATAATATCTCTTTATACACTTCGTCTTGCTCTTCAGTATCAGTGTTAGCCTCAAAACTCATAAACTGTCCTGTGGGCTCGTGGATTACTTCAATACTCCATCTAGGCATTTGCTTCCTCTATTTCTTTTAGTTGTTCAACTGTAGCACATTGTGGGCAACATTCAAAATCGTAGAACTTATCATTAATTAGTTGACCATCATCTTCAATCTCAGCACTGCAACCTTCACAGTAATACCAGTATGAAGATACTTTAACCTGTATGGTTACATTATCTGCAAAAGGTTTATCACTGATAAAATAACCAATCCTATTAACAAAGCCCCAACCAGACCAGATATAAGTTCCACCGTCATCTCCATCTCCATACATCCAAATACGATTTTCGTTTTGGGCTTTTACAAATTCATACTCCTCGCCATATGTTTCAAACATCAAGCCATCGAATGAGGCATTAGTGTATATATGGTTAGTGATTGGTTTATACTCATCGCACCAAGCGTCAAAGTCTAGTTCAATAAATTCATTAGGCATTTTGATATCTATCCTGAATCTCTAGTAGGATTATGTCTGTGTATTCGATAGCACCTTCAAGGTATGGATATATACTATCAGCACCGTCTGCTAATGTCAAGCGGTGTTCTAGTTCATTCTTCTGATTCTCAATATAGCGAATCATTCTTTCGATAAAGTCGATAGCGGTTTCTTTTTCACAAGGACCACAGGTAACATCATCTTCAGAGTATGGTAAGGAGGTGCCACACATATCGCACCAAGACTCATCACGCATTCCCACGATTAATTACCTTGTTCGTAGATTTCAAATGTTGGGGTATAGTTCTCACCATAAAAGATATAGTAAGCCATTCCAAGCCCTTCAGCATAGCCTTCAGCACGAGTTCTATCCATTGAAAGCATAGCGTCTGAGTAGTCGCCTTCTTCTTCTTCCTGTGCGATTTCATTAAATTCTCTCCACGCACTATCTATTTGTAGTTGGAAGATTTTCTTTGGGTCTAACTTTGTTTCCATTGTATTCTCTTTCTATTGGGTTATATAATAATTATACAGGTGGGGTCTGACAAATGTCAAATCCCCTGAGTTTCCAGCATTGAGCGATCAATACTAAGATTGTAAGTCAGGCAGTAGATGTTTGTTAAGGCTTGCATATATCCCTCTAGCCACTCTTCACTCTCAGGGTAGTAGTTGCCGTCCTTAACTAATTCGATCTGCTCCTCTAACTCAAGCATTTCTACTTTTAGGTGTCCGTGTATTAGGTCTATTAATGGGATAGTTAAATCCTCTAATGCCTTTTCTAAATGCGGCGGGATAAAGGGATACTTGTCACTCATCTATTACTCCTAGTATATGGTATAGAGCAACCTGTTGTGCCTCTATACAGATAATGTCTTCGTGGTCTTCATCTGAGATATAGTCTTTGGTCTTATCTCTAAGGCTCTCTAGGTCTTGCTCTAAAGATAGGATATGTAGGTTTATATATTCCTTAAGAGTCTGAAGATTCATCTTCCTCTTCCTCTTCTTGCTCAGTCACATCAATTGAATAAACCTCGCCACCAAATGAGTAATCCTCATAGTGCCAGCCTAGTTCTTCTGCTTCTTCTTCGCTATCTGCCTCTACCTCGTAGTTATACTCTACGATGACTTTAAGGTCATATGTTGCCATTGGGTTCTCCTTTGTTGTATATATTAATTATAGGGGTTTGTGTTGATTTTTACAACTTCTGTGGGTGTGATGTTAGTCACATCATCTTCCCTATATGTGGCATCCTCTTGACCAATGCCTATAACGACAGCCGTTTCGTGGCAGATACAAGAGGGGTCTGCTTGTGGCTCAACTGAGGCGGTAATCTCAATGAGGGCATCACAATCAGTGCATAGATAAAGATACTTAGTCCACTCTTCCATTAGTTAAACCTTCCTTCTGCCATTAGGCCTTCTATAAAGTCTTTGGTCTTCCATAGACTATTCCATAGCCAAGGGTCGTCATCTGAATTAACGGTAGTCATAACAGAGGCAAGGGCAAGAACCATATCGTCTGCATCTACTTCTTCATATCCTACTAGTGGCATTACTCTTCCACCCAGCATTGCAACTCAGGAATAAACTTATTAGTGATGATACCCCACTGAGCGTCATCCCAACTAAGTTCATCAGTCATTATCTTGGCAATCTCATCTATGAAGGTTTGCATAACGGCTTCTGCGTGATGTGCATTCTTTGCCTTGATATTTGTAATAGAGATAGCAAGGTCGCAAGAATAATAATCTGCGTATAGGGTTGGTTCTTCTATGGTTTGTGTTTCTAGGGTCATTGCATTTCCTTTTCGTATGCGGGTTGGGATACTACTGTCAATTCTAGCATTTCTCCAGGGTATCTGTCAAGCACCCAATTAAGAGCATCTCCAGCGGTATCGAAATCAGATCCAGTAGTGCTAGTGCCATAACCATTAATGGTTGCTTCCCAGCAGTCAATACCACCAGGTGAGACGGAGTAATTCATTTCATATATTGCTACTTGTTGAGTCATATATTAATTATCGCAGAGATTGGGGAAAATGTCAACTCTATCGTAAAGAAATTTTGGGAAAAATATCAGTCCTTCGTAAACTTATTTTATTAGAAATGTTATGTGACCTGCATCACAATGCCTCGGGGCCCCATTTACGCTTGCGATCCGTATGGGACTTGAACCCATGACCTCCACCGTGACAGGGTGGCGAACTAACCAACTATTCTAACGGACCTAATGGTGAGCAGTTTTAATTCTTGCTCAGGAATTTTTTTATTATGCGAGTTGCATTACACCTTGCACAACTTTTAGCAGACGATTTTTTTCTGCGTTAATTGCAGGGTCAAAACCAGATGCAGATGCAAGAATGGATTCGTTAGAACCACCACGAGCAGAGCGATACCAGTCAAGGCGCTCAGTAAGTGCATTGAACGCACCCCAAGCATTACCAGCAATCATACCATTAAATTCACCTGTGTAGATGTCGTTAATTGTATCAACTTTGTTTTCCCACTTCTTGCTTGAACCCTTAGCGTCCTTTTCAGGCTTAGGATATGCAGCAAGAATGATTTTGTTAAAGTCAAGCGCAGTAACTTCTTTTTCAATCATAGCCTTAGCCATAATATCAAATTCGTCCATATAGGCATTAGCAAGCCCAAGAGTTTCACGAGCAATCTGCACTTTACCATTTGCAGTTTGTGTGTGGCGAATCTTGAAAGATTGCTTGATGCCCTTATTCTTCTTACGACCTACGCCACCAAGAGCAAGGTTAAGAGTGTTAGCGCACACAACACGAACAGGTGTAATGCTTGCTTGAATTGCAA